AAGGCCTGACCAGGCCAGGTCGAGTCCAGCACCGCCACGGGTTGCTTTGTGCTGCCCGAAAACGGAAACCCCAACAGAACTTCCGAAAGGGGCATTTCGATGCCGACCGAGCTTGAAGAGGCGCTGACCACAGCCGCCTCCACCAGCCCGCTTATCCAGAAGCAGATTTCCCCTCTGCTTCTCGACTACCAGCGGCGCTACGCGCCTTTCCTGGCCCTGCTCCCCAGCAAGCAGTGGGGCTCCACGCAGTACTTCTTCAACCGTCGCGTCTCGCGCCCAGACTCGGGTGCGGTCATCGACGGTGGTGCCCGGCCAATCGGCAACAGCACCTATGAGCAGTCGGTGTTCAACATCCGCCTCTACCAGGCGGTTGGTTCGGTGACCGGCTTCGCTCAGACCGTCACCCGTGACCTTGTCGGCGACCTGCGTCAGATCGAGCTCGACGGAACCGTTCAGAGCATGCTCTGGACCCTGGAGAACTCGTTCATGTGGGGCAATGACGCCGCTACGGCCAACGGCACCCAGCCGATGGCATCCGGCCTGGACTACCTGGTGTCGAACTGGTCGGCGGGCACGGGCTCGTCGAACTTCGTCAACGCCATCGACATCAACACTAACTTTGCCCTCAAGCACCTCGATGAGGTCATCGACCTGGTGGAGACGAACGCCTGCATGCCGATCGACGGCCCTGGCTGGATGTTCGTGATGTCGCCCCGCATGAACTCGGCTGTTGCGCAGCTGCTCCTCAACCAGCAGCGTTTCATGGCTCCTACGGTGGAGCTCGGCGCTGGTCTGAACATCCCGACGTACCGTGGTGTTCCGATCGTCAAGTCCTCGTTCCTGTCGCCCCGGTCGAACGTGATGGGCACGGTGACGACGGCTACGAGCACGACGGGCGGCACGCTGGCTTCAGCCACGTACTACTACCAGGTGTCGGCGGTCATCGCCCGTTTCGGTGAGATCCAGGCTTCGGCTGAGGTTTCGCAGGCCACGACTGGCTCCACCTCGACGGTGACGCTGACGTTCTCGACGCCTTCGGGCACGGACTCGCAGCCGCCGATCCTGTACAAGGTGTACCGGTCGACGTCATCGGGCACTGAGACGCTGGTGGGTGTGGTTGACGCTATCGACGTGACGGGTGTCGCCGTGACGACGATCATCGACACGGGCACGAACCTGGTGACGAACTCGGCGGGCGTGACCGGCCCTTCGGCGTATGTCGGCACGAACACGGGTGCGAAGCCCCGTATCGGTGTCCAGGAGGACATCTACCTCATTCCCCGGGATGAGAACTTCCTGGTGCGGCCGTACACGCGTGACATGCAGATTCTGCCTCTCGCGCCGACGGTCACCGCTCCGGACGTGCTGCCGTTCGCTGTTCTCACGGACACGACACTGGCGGTCCGGGCTCCGAAGTACGTTGCACGCGCCAGTCGGCTGGTCGCGAACATCTAGTCTGGTGGCCAGGGGGACGGCAGGCGCCTGCCGTCCCCCTTCCTTGTGGAGGAATCATGTTCGTTCGTAAGGCGGAGTCGGGTTCAGCTCCGGGTTTCACGTGGCACCACCCTGGTGATGTTCATGAGGTTCCGGATGACCTGGCGTGGGAGCTTCTGGGCATTCCCGGTGGTGGATTCTCGGAGGCTGGGCCTCCTAGGCCTGAGGCGGTAGAGGAGGCTTCAGAGTCGGATGCGGAAGAGGCGTCTGAGGCGGTTTCCACTGCGGAGGCTGAGATGGCTTCGGAGACGGAGCTGACCCGGGGACGGAAGGCTGCGGCTACCCGGGCGGCGAACAAGGCGGCAGCGGAGGCAGCGGCTGCGTCGGAGACGGCCGATGAGGCACAGGGTGTAGCGGAAGCCCAGGCGCACGCCGAAACCCCCGGAGAAGGCACCGTAGAGGCGGGAGAGGTGGCGGAGTAGCCCATGGCCATGGACGCCTTGACTCCGTTGTGCTCCGTTCAGCAGTTCCTGGAGGGAGCCTTCGCTGACCTGGCCCGTGACTACAGCAACATCGCCATCTCCAACATCCTCATAGAGGCTACGAGGGCGTGCGAGTCGGCCGTTGACCGGCGGCTCGCACCCTTCACGATCACTGAAACGCAGCGGGCTGACGGCTTGGACGTCGAGGATGCCCTGGATGCCTACGTGCCGCTGGACCCGACTTCACAGCTGGGGTTCTCTAGGGCGCAGTCGCTGGGTTCAACCCTGCTGGTCCGGCATTTCTGGGTGCGGGAATGCCCACCCCGCTATCCGGAGCTGTGGACTGGCAGCATCAACTCGATCTCCCTGCTGCGGTCGTTCTCGGGGACGCAGTCCGTCGCCGTCTCAACTCTCCAGTATGAGGCGGACACCGGCCATGTCCGGTTCCAGCTTGGAACGTTCGTCCCCCCAGCGACCACGATCGTGGTCAACTACTCCGGGGGCTACTCGACCACCCCAGCGGACCTGGTGCGGGCCTGCAAGTTCATGGCGGCTTCGATCGTCCTGAAAGAGCTTGACCCCGCACAGGCCATGCATGGGCACGACCCGGATGCTCTGCGGCTGGACGCTATGGAACTTCTCGCGAGCTACACGAGGAAGTGATCCCGTGTCGTGGGCGGCGTACAACAAGAGCCACCCGCACCACGGTGGCCGTAGGGGTGGGCATCGCCGGGGTGGCCACCACAAGGGCCACAAGATGTCGGCGGCGCAGAAAGCCAAGCTGAAGGCTGCACTGAAAGCCCGCAACGCCCGCATGACCGCCGCCCAGAAAGCGGCGAGGAAAGCCAAGCTGAGCAAGGCCATCAAAGCCCGCTACGCGAAGATGTCAGCCGCCAAGAAGCACGCCTTGGCGATGAAGCGGGTTGCTTCAGCAAAGCGGAAGCTGGCGGCGATGTCTCCCGCCCAGAGGGCTGCCCGTAAAGCGAAGATGCTGGCGAAACGCCGGGCGACTCTGGCCAGGCTTACGCCAGCGCAGCGGGCAGCCCGGTCGGCGAAGCGTACAGCAACGCTCCGGGCGCACCTGGCTGCTATGTCTCCTGCCCAGCTGGCGGCCCGGAAGGCGAAGCATTCGGCTGCGGTGAAAGCGGCGAACGCCCGGATGACGGCGGCTCAGCGCGCATCCCGCAAGGCGAAGATGTCCGCTGCCCTCAAGCGGCACAACGCGAACATGACTGCTGCGCAGAAAGCAGCCAGGAAAGTGAAGATGTCGGCGGCGATCAAGGCTGCCAACGCCCGGATGACCCCTGCGCAGCGCGTGGCCCGGAAGGTCCGCCTCTCGGCGGCGATCAAAAAAGCCAACGCGAACATGACGGCAGCCCAGAAGGCGGCACGTCACAACCGTCTGGTGCTAGCCGCTCAGAAACGGCCTCACAAGTCTTCCGGGGGGGCGTCGAGGGCGTCCTCAGGACGGCACCCCTCCCGGCACTCCTCTAGGCACACCAGTACCCGCAGGCATTCGTCGGTGAGGCGCGCCTCACATCACGCTGCACGCCGTAGGAAACGCCACTAGGAGGCCGCCATGCCGTTCGTGACGACTGCCGATGCGGTGCCGAGGGAGACGGCGTGGCTGTTGACGACTGGTGATGGGCTTCCGAACCTTCTAGCTGATGCGGGTGGCCGATGGGATCTGATTAATGGGTACTGGCGCCGGACCCCACCACAGCGCAAGCGGGTGATCTGGGTGAACCGGCTGCGTACGGAGGTCCGGCGCCGGGCGCACGTCCGGAAGCTCGTGACGTACCACTTCGAGCTGGAGCTGTGGTGGCCTCTGGCCAACCAGAGCGGTGTCGCCGAGACGGACCAGGCGGAATTCGACAAAGCCATCAACGACCTGGTGATGCGTATCTCCGGGTTTGGGTATACGGCGACGTCGGCTGCGGACAAGACCCACGGTGGCCGGTTCCTCAGCGTGGGGGAGACGGAGTTCCACGGAGACAGCATCGACGTGGACACACCCCCAAGCATTCAGACGCTGGATACTTCCGTCGGGTTCAAGGGCACCGTCCGGTACTTCGCCGATGATTTCGAGTTCAACAACTAGTGGAGTCCCTGGTGCTACAGCGCAATAAGACCGGCTACACGCACAACGTGATGGCGCACCCCTCTGAGGAACACCCCGACGGCCAGCCCTCCGAGGTAGCCCCAGAAGCGACGGTGGACCATCCGACGCTCCTGGCGGGTTTTGTCCCTGTCGAGACGCCTAAGCCTGCGGCTTCCAAGAAGACTGCTTCCGCCGTTCCGGCGCCGACCGAAGGAGATGAGACGCCGTGACGCTGCTCGCGAAGCTTGGGTATGTGGGGATCGCCAAGGAAGGAACCCAGGGCGTCTACGCCACGCCGACGTTCTACCTGCCATGCACGAAGATTGACGCTGAGGATGTCTTCGTTGAGCTCCGAGATGAGTCGTACCGCAACAACGACACCCTGCTTCAGGGTGTCTACCAGGGTGCGGGTGATTCGATGTTCACCCTTGACATGTTGGCGTACCCGGATGCCCTGCCGTATCTGCTGCGGGCCGTGGTGGGTCCAGACACGGTGTCGGCGGGGGTTTCGACGACGCTGACGACGAACTGCGCTGTCGGCGGTGGCCTGGGTGGTTCTCCTCTGTCGTTCACGGCAAACCCGGGCAGTAACGCGATCATCAAGCTTGCCGACTCGGGTGGCACCAACTTGGAGTACATCCAGATAGGCACGGTGTCGGGCTCAGGGCCGTACACGGCAAACGTGACGACCCCTTCCACGGGCACGCAGTTCGCCCACACGGCCGCTGGTGGTTCGGCGATCTCGCAGTCGACGCACACGTTCAAGCAGAACCCGACGGCAGCCCAGACCAGCTGGAGCCTCACGAAGTATGACGTGTTCGAGTCCCGGGGCTTCCCCGGCTGCAAGCTGTCCGAGCTTTCGATCAAGATCGACCCTAAGGCTGCGGTGACGGCGTCGGCGAAGTTCACCGGCTGGCTGAGTGCCGTGCAGTCAAACCCGACACCCACGTTCTCGACAGTGACGCCTGGTCTGGGCTGGCAGTGGACGATGACGAACGCTGGTGGTTCCTCAACGCGTGGCCTGACGTATGACGTCATGGTGAAGCGGCCCATTGAGGCCATCCATTCCTCGGATGGGGTGCAGAACCCCCGTGAAGTGTTCCTGGGGGTTCTGGAGGCGGATGGCACCTACAAGGCCATCTACGAGTCGGATGCCGACTTGAACCTGTACCTCCAGTATCTTCAGCAGCCCGCTACCGCAACGATCACGCAGCCGGTGACGGCTGGCGGGAGCGTCCTCACGTTCACGACGTCGAAGTCCGGCTGGTACAAGGGCAAGGTTGATCTCAGCACCGTGTACGTGTCAGCGGACTTCTCCCTGTCGGGTATCTACAACACGACGGACAATGGGGCGTTTTCCGCCACCGTCACGAACTACGTCTCAACCGCCTACTAGCAGCTGGCGGGAACTGCGCTATCCTGCGGAGAAAGACCACTACAGCCCCGCCCCACGTGGGGCGGGGCTGTTTTCCTCTTCGGGAGTCCCCTTGGCTGGATATGCGGACCGCACCGTCACCCTGTACTTCCCGGATCTCGGCGATGAGGTGTATGTGACGCTCCGGAATCCCCGGACTATGCCGCCGTCGGCTTTGAAACCCAAGAACCTTGCCTTGGATGCTCAGGGGCAGCCGGTCGATGAGGATGCGGCGGAGCTTGAGGTGTATGAGATGTTCGCAAAGCTTGTCCGGGACTGGTGTGTGTATGACGCGACGTCCGATGCGGATGATCAGCCCCGTCTGGGCCTTCCCGCTACGGCGGAGCTGGTGCAGAAGCTTCCCGCATCGATCATCACGAGGATCACTGAGGAGTTGACGAGGGCGGTAAACCCCAACTAGCTCCAGGTGACCCCTACTTTGAGGACGTCTGGGTAGTCATCCAGTCGGTCTACAACGGAACCTGGAGTGGGGCTATACCGCAAGAGATCGTCGACTTCGAGACGATGCGTGAGATGGGCTTGTCGTGGAATGAGCTTCAGAGGACACCGGTCTACGTGCGCCGGTTCACGTGGGACTGTCTGGCGGCCCGGCATGAGGCTGAGGCGCAGTCGAATGATGGTGGGCAGCAGTACGGCGGCGTGGTTGAGCGGAGAGTGAAGAGGTAGCGGTGGCTACGGAGTACGAGCCGGGGATGATCGCGACGATGTGCAACGGCATCGACGCTGAGGCGAAGACTCGGACCCGTGTTGCCTTGGAGCCTCTGGCGAACCTTGTTGAGCGCCAGGCGAAGATCAATGTCAGTTCCGGTGCCCACCGGTATGGGACACCTACCCCTGCGGTTAGGGGAACCGGCCCGGCGGTGATATCGGGGAACCTCCGGCGCTCTATCACCCATTCCCCGATCAGGGCTATCGCTGACGGCTGGGAGACGAAGGTGGGGACCGGCGTCGGGTTCTACCCCCCCTACGGCTCAACGAAGCGTACTCCCGCCAACAAGTACGGCCTGTATTTGGAGACGGTGTGGGACTACCCCTTCCTGGTGCCCGCTTTCAAGTTCGCCGTCGGCGTGCCAGCGCAGACGGTATACCGGGCGATCTATGGCTCTACGTGGCGGATGATGGTGTGAGCATGAACCGGGAGGTCCGCCGTGAGCCTGTCTGAAGTTGCTGATCTCTACATCATCCTGCGGGCCGTGACGGCACCGATGACGGCTGCCTTGAAGGCGGCTGGCGTTGAGGGGGATGCCGCAGCGACCGGCATCGGCAAGAGCATGAACAAGATTGCCCCCATTTCGAAGGCGCTGACGGAGGGCCTGCTTCTCGGGGCTGCGGCAAGCGTCAAGTGGGCGTCGGACTTTCAGACGCAGTACACCCGGCTGTGGACGGCTGCTGGTGCGGCTAAGGACCAGGTTCTCGCCAACACGGATGCGATGCTGAAGCTGGGCAACCAGACGGGTTTCACGGGTACACAGATCGCTGAGGCGTTGTATCACCCTATTTCAGCGGGCCTGTCCATGGCGCAGTCGCTGGAGGTTGTGAAGAACGCCGCCATGGAGGCGCAGATCTCGGGGGCTTCCCTCGACGACACGACGTATTCGCTGTCCAGTGTCATGAAGGCGTTCAACTATCCAGTGCAGGACACGACCAGCACTATGGCGATGCTGAACGCCGTCGTCGGCGATGGCGACATGCACTTCCAGGATTTCAACGCCTCGATCAAGAACTGGGCGCCGTCAGCGGCGCAGATGGGCATCTCCATCCAGTCGATGGGTTCTGGCCTGGCGTATCTGACGGACCGTGGCAACTCGGCGGAGGAGGCGTCTACCCGGCTGACGATGGGCCTGTCGATGATGGCGACGCCATCGGCGCAGGCGGCGAAACTTCTTGAGGGCCTGGGTGTGGCGTCGGCGGACGTCAAGGGTTCCACGCAGGCGATGACTGATGTGCTCAAGAAGGCGCACATCACGCAGAACCAGCTGGCGGAGGACTTGGCGAAGCCGGATGGCCTGTATGTGGCCCTGCACCATCTTCAGCAGGCTCTGAAGGATGCGGGGGTCTCCGGTACGGAGGCGAACTCGGCTATCGCCAAGATTTTCGGTGGTGGCCGTTCGGACAAGGCGATTCTGTCGCTGATGCAGAACCTGGATGGGCTGAAGCAGAAGTATGACCAGATTGGCCATGATGCGGCTGTCGCGAACTTCCAGAAGGCCTGGGAGGATGCGCAGAAGACTCTGAAGGTCCAGTTTGACCAGCTGAAGGCGTCAGCGATAGACCTCGGGATCAAGATTGGCGAGAAGCTGATCCCGATCGTCGACAAGCTGATGAACTGGTTCCTGAAGGGCACGGACTGGCTCAGCAAGCACAAGGTCGCGATGGCTGCTCTCGCTGGCGTTGTCGTGGCGCTGATGATCCCTGCGATCTATGGGGCGGTGGCGGCGTTCGCCGCCCTGGCTGTGGCGGCTGGCCCTTTCATTCTCGTCGGGGCGGCGATCGGGGCGGTGGCGTATGAGATCTACACGCACTGGTCCACGATCGTGGCGTTCCTGAAGGAAGCGTGGAAGTGGATCAGGGAGGCGGCTTCCGACACGGCCAAGTGGATTTCCCACGCCTGGGATGACGTGTGGAAGTGGGTCTCGAAGGCCTGGGATGACGTCGTGGGGTTCCTGAAGGGCGTCTGGAAAGGCATCTCGAAGATCTGGGATGACACGGGCGGGAAGGCGGTCCACGCCATTGCCCGTGCCTGGGATGCGATCTCCGGGGCGGTGACTAAGGAATGGGGCAAGATCGTTGCCGACCTCCGGGCCATCTGGACGAACCTGACCGTGATCTGGAACGCCACCGGCGGCAAGCTTGTCCACCTGATCTACGACAACTGGAACGCGATCTACAAGGACGTCCTCAAGCCCATCTGGGACTACATCGTCGGCATGTTCACCGCTGACCTGGACATCATCTCGGGCCTCTTCCAGGGCGCCTGGGATGCTATCACCGGGATCTTTGACGTCGCCTGGACGGCCATCTGCGGCATCGTGCAGGTCGCGTGGGATGTGGTCAGCGGCATCGTGCAGGTGGGCCTGGATGTCGTCACGACGGTCTTCAAAGTCGCCTGGGATGTTGTGAAGGGCGTCTTCAAGACTGCCTGGGATGCTATCTGTGGGGTTGTCAACACGGCGCTTGACCTGATCAAGAATGTCACGAAGTTCTTCGCCGACCTGCTGACCGGCAGGTGGTCAAAGCTCGGAAGCGACCTGTGGAATATCGTTAAGGGGCTCTGGAACGACATCTACGGCCTCTTCAAGAGCGTCCTTGGGGACATCTGGAATCTTGTCGTCTCCGTCGTCAAGGACATCTGGAATGGCTTCGTCAACGCCATCGTTGACGCCTGGGATGCGATCTGGAAAGCCCTCAAAGACCTCGTGGGCCACATCTTCGACTTCTTCAAAGGCTGTATCAAGTGGCTGTGGCAGGTCGGTAAAGACATCATCATGGGCATCGTCAACGGCTTCAAGGCGATGTGGGATGCGAGCTGGAACGCCATCTCCAGCCTCTGGGACCACGTATTCGGGTTCTTCAAGGGCTGCTGGAACTGGTTGTGGCAGGTCGGCAAGGACATCATCGGCGGCCTGGTCGACGGCTTCAAGTTCATGTGGAGGGCCTGCTGGGACGCCAGCGCCTGGATCTGGGACAAGATCTCCGGTTTCTTCGTCGGCTGCTGGAACTGGCTCTACCGGACCGGCAAGGACATCATCCAGGGCCTCATCGACGGCATCGTCTCCATGGGCAACGCCGTCGGCGACGCCGTCAAGGGCGTCTTCGGGGGGGCCATCGGCATCGGCAAGAGCATCCTCGGTATCCACTCGCCGTCTACGGTGTTCCGGGAGATGGGGCAGAACGCCATCCAAGGCCTGGTCGACGGTCTCACCGGAGGGCTTCCAAGTGTGCATGCGACCATATCGGCCGTCTCCAGTGCGCTCACCGCCGGGATGATGCAGGGCCCAGCCAACCCGGGCATCCAGTACGGCCCAGGTCAGCTGGTTCCTCCGAGCCGGAGCTGGGGTGATGGTGCCCCGTCAAGCATCGTGGTGAACGTCAACGGGTCAGTCCTGGCGGAACGGGACCTGCGGGACCTGATGGAGACGCAGATGCTTCAACTCGGTGGCCGACGTCCCGCAACCTACGCAGCGTACGTCCGGTAAGGGGGCAATGTGGTCACCACTCCCAACCCGAACTGGCCGACGCTGTTCGCTGAGGCAACCTTCGCCGGGAACCCCTTCTACGGCGCAAGCTCTCTGACGTACTACACGGACCTGACGCCCCGGCTGTACCGGCAGTGGTCGATTCGGAGGGGCAAGCAATTTGAACTGGACACGGTGCAGGCTGGTGAGTTCCGGGGCGTCTGGCGGAACAAGGACGGCTACCTTGACCCCCTGAACTCGGGCAGCCCGTACGCGCCGGGTGTGGTTCCTTACCGGGGCTACCGGATGCGGACGCAGTACCCGCCGTCGGTGAACCTTCTGTCGGCGGACCAGGCAACCGGCGGTGAGGGAACTCCTCTCGCGCCGGGGACGGCTGGTTCTGTTGCGGGGATGCTGTGGACTGGCCCCTCGGCCAGCTCAGGAGTGTCCGTGGTGTCGAGCGGCACGGCGTACCAGGGCACGCAGGTGTGGCAGAACACCATGGCGTCTACGGCAGCGACACTGGCGTTCGTGATCTACACGCAGGTTCCCGTGCAGGGCAACACTGCCTACTCCTTGACGGTGCAGGCTCGCTGCTTGACCACGGGGCAGACACCTGTGGTGCGGGCGGCCATCAACTGGTACACCCCTGGGGGGACGTACATCTCGACGTGGTTCGGGACGCCTTTCTCGCTGACGGGTGGGGCTGCCCCCGCTTGGACTGCGTGTCCGCTTCCGGTGTTCGCAACTCCGGCGAACGCTGGCTATGGGCAGGCAGGGCTGATCCTGGGTTCGAACATGAGCGTGAACACCATCTTCCAGATGGATGGCATCCAGTTTGAGCAGAATGCCAACCCGACGGCCTTCTCGACGCCCGGCACCAGCCATCCGCTGTTCACCGGCCTCATTGAGCGCTACCCGCAGTCGTGGAACTACACGGGCACTTATGGCCTGGTGACACCTGTTGTCGTGGATACGTTCGCCCTTCTGTCGCAGACGACCCTGAAGGATGCTTTCACTCACGAGATGCTGGCTACAAGCCCGCAGTGGTTCTTCCCCCTGAACGACCCCTCCGGGTCGGTGACGTTCGCCGAGCAGGCGGGGCGCACGCCATCTGCGGGACTGTTCACCTCGTCACAGGGGGGAGGCACGGTGTCACCGGGCTCTTCGGTGACGGCTGTCAACCCCTACGGCAAGTTTCTGGGTGCCGCCGGTCCGGTGGTGACGTTCAACAACCCCAGCGGCGGCAACTTCGGCACCGTCATCGACCTGGGGCCAGCCGGAATCGCCGGTCCACCGCCGACGGGCGCCTGGACCCGGATGCTGGCGTTCAGGACGACTTCGACAACCGGGACACTGGCTGCCGCCACGAACGGCATCTACAACGGGTTCTTCGGCCCGGCCCTGTACTTCTCCATGGAAGGCACCTACCTCGGGTTCAGCCTGTGGACGGCCGCCGGTGTCAACTTCGGCTTCCAGTCGACGACGTACATCGCGAACAACAACAACTGGCACCTGGCCTTCCTCACCATGCAGGCGGACGGCAAGACCTGCACCCTCTACGTGGACGGCGTGGGGACAACGCAGGTAGCAGCGCAGGACATGCACCCGGTGGGGTGTACCAGTGACGCTATCGGCAGTGAGATGTATGGCGGGTCCGGCATCGTGGCCGGAGGTGGACTCGTCGCCGACATGGCGCACGTCGCACAGTGGAACACGGCGCTGACGCAGGCGCAGGTCACCACCCTCTACAACGCGTGGATCACTGCTGGGCTCGGGGAGTCGTCCGGCGCCCGGTACCAGAGGATCCTGCGGTATGCGGGATACCTGGGTCCACAGAACGTCGAGACGGGCGTGACGACATCAATGGGGGCTGCCGTCGACATCCCTGGCGTGGCTGCGCTGACAGCTCTTCAGGATGTCGTCAACACGGAGTCCGGACGGCATTTCGTGGCAATCGACGGGACTGTCACCTTTCAGGGCCGTCAGCACCTCTCCCTCGACACGACGCCCGTGTACACGTTCGGGGAGAACCCCGGGGAGCTGCCGTATACGGACATTCAGCAGGACTTCGACACGACACACGTGTCGAATGACGTCACCATCACGCAGACTGCCGTGAGCCCTGCCCTGGCGGTTGCCAACCAGCCTTTCTACGCATATGACACCGCAAGCCAGGCGTCGTATGGGGACCGGACGTTCGCCCGGAACAACCAGTCCACGTCGGCGGAGGAGTGCCGGGAGGCTGCTTACTGGTACCTGTCCCGGTACAGGAACCCTGGGATGCGTATCGCGTCGTTGAAGATGAACGTGTCGGCGAATCCCTCACTGTTCCCGTCGGCGCTGGCGTTTGAGCTGGGGCAGCGGATACAGGTCAACCGGCGCCCGCCGTCTCCGGCGTCATCAAGCACCCTGAATGGGTTCATTGAGCAGATCACGCACACGGGGGATGACCGCAGCGCCTGGGATGTGGAACTCCAGGTGTCTCCGGCCCCGGCGATCTCCTACGGGGTGTTCACGTCACTGCACGCCACTCTGCATGCGCAGGCGAACTCCGGTGCCAACACGATCAGCATCAACGCCCTGCCGGATGCGGCGACGAACACGCTGCGCTCGAACCTGACGGGTGGCCAACAGCTTGTTTTGGACCTGGGGCTGGGTGTGCAGGAGACGGTCACGGTCGCCATCGGTGGGGTTCCGGTGACGTCGCCCGGCTGGACGTCGGCAACGGTCACGCTGACGGCGAACCTGGTCAACACCCACCTGGTCAACGCCGTGGTGTGTGAGCCCATGCCTGCCGGGGTGACGAACCCCAACCTGTATGACAGCTCAGCCCAGTTCGACAACTGCCAGTTCAGTTATTGAGGGAGGTCCTGTGGCCCGCTCGATTCCGTCCACGACGTATGAAATCCCCGGCGCCCTGGACCAGGCCCTCCTTTGGGACAATGGTCCGAAGGCGCTTAACGACTTCCTGGCGAACAGGCCGATGTTCCGGTCCAGCGGCACTACGGTCCCCGTGGTGAATAGTGGGGTGTGGACTGCCGTGGGGTTCACGGACAACCAGATCGACACTGACGGCGGGCACAACACGTCCGTCAACATCAGCCGGTACGTGTGCCAGGTGCCGGGCCAGTACTGGGCCAAGGGCTGCGTGGCCTGGAACTACTCGGGCACGGGCAACGTGTCGTCCCGGTTCGACACGGCTCTG